ACACAAATGGATCCCCGTATGGCAGCAATGATAATGGCTAAGAAACGTGCGGCTATGGGCGGAGCGCCAGCAATGGCCCCGCGCATGGCTCCGGGTATGTCTTCTGGCATGAAAAAAGGCGGAATGGCTGCTTTTGAAAAGTCTGGCAAAGACGTAGAGAAAAAGGGCATGAAAGAAGGCTCCAAGGCTGATATGGCATTGGATAAAAAACAAATGATGGGTATGAAAAAAGGCGGCATGAAGAAGATGGCTGCTGGTGGCTTGTCATCTGGTCATAAGTCTGCTGATGGAATTGCCTCTAAAGGTAAAACCAAAGGTAAAGATATTGTTATGAAACGCGGCGGGAAAGTCTGCTAAGGAATTAATCATGGCTAATCGTATTGTTTCTAAAAAAGAACTGGAAGACTCTGGGTTGAGTCTGCGTGACTTTTTAAACAAAGAGCAGGGTTTAACTCGTAAACCGCCAGAAGGCACTAAAGCTGGTGTATACGTTCCTCGTCCTAGTACGCAAGACCGTATGACTATGGAAGCTCAGGACAATGCAAACCGTGGCCTTGATGAGCTTGGTCAGCCTCTTCAACGCACAGCAGCTTACGTCCCCCGCGATCAGTACACGCAGAGTGGCAAGGCAATGGTAGATAAGCAAGACGCAATGGCTAAACGTGATGCGTCTATGAAAAACTATGCTCCGCGCCGTGACCCTAATGCTGCCGCTCGTGCTGCTCTAAGCAGCGGTGATAGTGATGAGGCTGGCAATCCTATGAAACGTGGTGGCAAGGTTAAAAAAATGGCCTCCGGTGGCTCTACTTCTTCTGCTTCGCGCCGTGGCGATGGAATTGCACAGCGCGGAAAAACCCGTGGTAAATTTTGCTAAGGAATGAATCATGGACGATAATGATCAAACCCCAGAAAGCGTAGCAGAGGCAAAAATTCGCGCCGCTACTGATAAAGCATATATGAAATCATTGCGAATGACTGCTCCTGCGCCAGCCATGAATCCAAGGGATATGGTGCGTGGTCAGCGTGGTTATGCAAAGGGTGGCTCTGCTTCTTCTCGCGCAGATGGCATTGCCCAGCGTGGAAAGACTAAAGGCACAATCGTCATGTGCGGCGGCGGGATGTACAAAAAATGATGTCTAGCCGGGGTATGGGCGATATATCCCCGTCCAAGATGCCAAAGGGCAAGAAGTTGCCCCGGCGGGACGATACTGACTTCACTCAGTATGCTGATGGTGGTAAAGTTGGGTTATACGCTAACATCCATGCAAAACAACAGCGTATTGCGGCTGGCAGTAAAGAAAAGATGCGCAAACCCGGTCAAAAAGGTGCGCCCACTGCTCAGGCATTTATTAATTCTGCAAAAACTGCAAAGAAGTAAAACATGGCTGTATCAGGAGTTGCAAACTTCAATCTTGACCTCACGGAAATAGTTGAGGAAGCGTTTGAACGTGCTGGCTCCGAACTACGTTCAGGCTATGACTTGCGCACTGCTAGGCGCAGTTTAAACATCATGTTTGCCGATTGGGCAAACCGTGGAATAAACATGTGGACGTTTGAGCAGGGGACAATTACTCTTGTTTCCGGAACAGCCACATATGACCTCCCAGAAGACACTGTAGATCTTCTGGAACATGTAATCCGTACCGGGGCAGGTAACTCTTCCACTCAGGCGGATTTGACAATCACCCGCATTAGTGTTTCTACCTATGCAACTATCCCCAATAAGCTGCAACAGGCTCGTCCTATTCAGGTGTGGATAGAGAGGTTGGAAACGCCTAGATTCACAGTTTGGCCCGTACCAGACGATTCCCAGACTTATCAGTTTGTTTACTGGCGTTTGCGCCGCATAGACAATGCTGGCACTGGTGTAAACACAATGGATGTACCGTTTAGGTTCTTGCCTTGCATGGTAGCAGGGTTGGCTTATTACTTAGCTTTAAAAGTTCCCAATGGTGGTAACAGGCTAGATGTGCTGAAGCAACAATATGATGAAGCTTGGGCTTCTGCGGCGGAAGAAGACCGCGAGAAGGCAGCAGTGAGGTTTGTACCTCGCCAAGTATTTATTGGAAGCGGAACGTGAGTAACAGGTTTGCATCTGGCAAGAATAGTATTGCCATGTGCGATAGATGTGGTGCTAGGTTTAAATTAACGGAACTACGCAAAGAAATTATCAAGACAAAGACGTACAATTTGCTTGTATGTGGTTCTTGTTGGGATCCTGACCAGCCTCAGTTACAACTTGGTATGTATCCAGTAGATGACCCACAAGCTGTACGTAATCCTCGTAATGACAGCACATATGTAACTGCGGGGGTTAATACTTCAGGATTTCCTACTGGAGGTTCAAGGGATATACAGTGGGGTTGGAATCCTATAGGTGGCGCTAGTATTTTTGATGCAGTTTTAACGCCTAACTACTTGGTTGGAACTACAAGTGTTGGCACAGTAACGATAACGGTTTCATAGGAGTTTATGATGGCTAAAGAAAACATGAAAAGCGATCTGGCACAAGATAAAGCCATGATCAAAAAAGCGTTTAAACAGCATGATGCTCAAGAGCATAAGGGTGGTAAAGGTACATCCTTAAAGCTTAAAAAAGGTGGCCCTACCGGTGAAGACCGTATGCGTATGGGTCGTAACATGTCTCGCGCAGCTAACCAAAAGACGGGGTAAATCATGGCATACAGTATGAAAAAAGGCGGTAAGGAAATTGGCTCTGCCACTGTCTACGCACAACCACACACGATGGACGGCAAAAAAATGACCAAAGCACCAGTTGAGTTTGGTACAAACCCCGGCTTTCCTCCTAATCGCAGCAAACTAGATACATATGATGTAAGCATTGGTAGCATCAGCAAATCTGCTGGGGATGAGCCAATTAAAACTGACGGTATCAAAATGCGCGGAACCGGCTGTGCTACCAAAGGCGTTATGTCAAGAGGCCCGATGGCATGAACTACGCTGCGCTTGTAGTTGCGATTTCTGATTACACGGAGAACACCTTTCAAACGGTGGATGTAAACCTGTTTATTACGCAGGCAGAGCAGCGCATCTATAACACAGTGCAGTTCCCTTCGCTTCGCAAGAACGTGACGGGCGCGGTTACAGTCAACAACAAATATTTATCCTGCCCTGATGATTTCCTAGCCCCTTACTCGCTAGCTATTTACCCTTATGGTGGCGGTGATTACACATACCTTTTAAACAAAGATGTAAACTTTATCCGTGAAGCTTACCCTAGCCCCACTAGCACAGGAACGCCCAAGTACTACGCTTTATTTGGCCCCACAGTTTCAGGGTCTACTGTTACCAATGAGTTGAGTATTATCGTAGGCCCAACTCCAGACACTGCGTATTCTGTAGAACTTCATTACTACTACTATCCTGAGTCAATCACTACAGTTGCTAGTGGTCAGACTTGGCTGGGTGATAACTTTGATACCGTATTGCTGTACGGCGCTTTGGTAGAAGCGTACACCTACATGAAGGGTGAGCAGGACATGATGGCTTTGTATGATGGCAAGTACAAAGAAGCCCTTGTGTTGGCTAAACGTCTGGGTGACGGCATGGAGCGTCAAGACGCATACCGCAGCGGTCAATATAGGCAGGCTGTTACATGAGCATTGTTCAGACCCAGACTACCAGCTTCAAGAAGGAGTTGTACACGGCTGTCCACAATTTGTCCACGGACACAATTAAGATTGCTCTGTACACCGCCAATGCGGATTTAAACGAAGCTACTACGGTTTACAGTGCTACCAATGAGGTGTCTGCTACAGGTTACACGGTTGGCGGACAGGCTATGACTGGAGTGGCTATTAGTTCATCTGGTTCCGTGGCCTATGTGAACTGGAGTAATGTGTCTTGGACAGCAGCTTTAACTGCTCGGTGTGCTTTGATTTACAACGCCACGCAGGGTAACAAATCAATTGCGGTTCTGGACTTTGGGTCTGACAAAACATCGACCACTACGTTTACAATTACCATGCCTGCTAACACCTCAACCACTGCACTTATTAGGAGTTCAAATTGATAGTTACAACCACCAAAGGCGATATGGACGATTCTCTGTTGGAGCATCGTTCAGGCGAAGTTAACAACGATAATGAATCAACGGTTTGGACTGAGTACTGGCTTGACGGCGAGTTAGTTCACCGCTCTGCGCATATAACGTTGAAAAAAATGCCGGGATTTGCCGGTGCTGAAGTTGCTACTTTTTAAGGAAATATCATGGCAAATAGTCAATCAATGTGTACATCGTTCCTTGGTGAACTAATGCTGGG